CGGCGCCGTTCCAGGTCAGCGTGACGGTGTCGGTGGTGGCTCCGATGGCCTGCAGATCGGTAGCAGCAGCGTTTGCCAGCGTCACGCCGGTGAAGTTGATGTTCCCGATCGGAGTAGAAGCCGCGGTGCTGTTCGCGACGATGCACATGTCACCGGGGAATAGCCCGTTCGGCAACGCCTTGGTGCCCGTGCTCGAGACGGTGCCGGTCACCGAACACGAGTAGGTGTGCGTCAGGACGCGGCCGGTGAGCACGGTCGTGCCGATCACCACGATGTCAGCGCCAGCGCGCATGGTCCGCAGACAGCGCCACTTGAGCGCCGCCGTCGCGACGAGCTCGATCATCTGCCCCACAGCCGTGAACACGACCGTCGACGGCACCACAAACCCGGTCGTGTCGTCAGGGCTCGTGATCGTGACGGTGCCGAGCGGGGTGGAGGCGGCGCTCACGCAGGTGATGCGCTTGCGCTGCCCGGCCACGGTCGGCGCCGCCAGCGTGTAGGCCACGGTGCCGCTGACGGTGAGATCGGATGAGATCTTGGTGAGGTCGAGCGCGCCGGCCGCGCTGATCGCGTCGACGCCGCCGCCGAGGGCGGGGCGCAACGCGGAGATCGATCCCTGGTCGAAGTTTCCGACCTTGGCGAGTTGAGATTCGGTGAGCATGATCAGACTCCCTCGGGCAGATTGCGAACCGCCCAGGTGACGGACATCTTGTCGGTGGTGGCGAGGTCGGTTGGCGTCGAGCCAACGTAGATCTCGATGGCTGCGGTCTTGGCGACGACGTCAATCGCGGAGCATTGCCCCTTGAGCCCGTCGGTAGTGGCGACAAAAGCGAACGTCGGATACGCCGCGATCGTCGGGTAGGAGTGGCGAAACACCACGTTGTACTTGCCGGTTCCGGTGTACGTCGCGGACACGATCTCGCCGCCGCCTGGGCGCGAGGCCTCGTCATTGACGAGCGACGCCGCTGCGCCGCCGCCGGTAAGCTTGGCCGTGAGAATCGTAGTCTCAGGCTTCGACGTGTCGATGGGGTAGGTGGTTCTGCTGGCCATGGTTCCTCAGGTCGTGCTCGGGTTGATCTTGGCCACGCCGTTCCATCCCGGGGCGGAACATCCCATCTGCATGTACGATCCGATCCGCGCCTCGGCGCTGTCGTCGTTCTGCGACATCGTGAGGCGGTTGCCGGTGTAGTCCTCGCCCAGCCAGTTGAAGAGCTTGCCCGTGTACCACATGGTCCACGTGTCGAGCTGCAGGGCGTAGACGCGGTTGCTCGGGCAGTTGCGATCGCCGATGATCGTGACCTCGCTACCGCCGATGCGGACGCGGTAGCCGTTGAATCCCACGATCACGTCGCCAGCGTCGTTCTTGACGTTGCTGGTCGAGGTGCCGAGGAAGCGCACCTTCGAATTGCTGACCAGCTCGAGGTCGGTCAGGCTTTCCGGGTTGGCGAGGATGTGGCTGGTACTCCCGCCGTACTTGCTGATTCTGCCGACGAGCTTGATCAGCACCTGGTCGAGCGACCCGAGTGCGGTTCCGTCCATGTAGACGCCACCGAGGTAGACGCCGGACGGGCTCCGGATCACGCCGTTGAAGTTCGCCGCGAGCTTGGTTGCGCGATCGTCGACGGGCAGCCAGTCCTCGAGGCCGCTGATGCACTGACCGAAGTCGCCACGGGTGAACACGAAGCTGGCGGTGGTGACGCCGGTGATCTTGGTGGCGAGGTCGTCAGCGATCGTGACGGTACCGGCCTCGTGGTCGATCCCGGTCACGGTCGTGAAGTCGCCGCCGTCGAGCAGCGAGCCCGAACTGCCGTCGGTCGTCGAGAACTGCAGCTTCTGACCGAGCATGAAGTTGAACACGGCCGCGTTGTCCGTGAACGTCAGCGTGGTCGTGGTCGTCGAGGAGATCGAGAGCTTGCCCATCGCGCCGCCGAGGGTGCGGTAGCAGCGGCGACCGACCTTCTCGCCGAGACCCCGGAGTCCGCGATCGAACTCCTTCATTGCGTCGACGAGTGAATCGCTCTTCTTCTCGGTCGCGAAGAGCAGCTCGTGATCGACGCGGATGCGCTGGTACTGTTTCTTCCGCGTGAGGATGAAATCCTCGTACTGCGAATCGGTGGCGTCGGTCATCGCCTCTTCGAATCCGGCGCTTGCGCCGTTCGGATGCGCGAACTCGACTACCTGAATGCATCGGCGACCGCCGGCATTCTTCGCGCGCTCCTTCTTGATGAGCGCGAACAGGGGGTTTTCTCCGAAGGATTGCCGAGCAATCTCTTCGTCATTGTAGACGTCCTTTAGGACGGCGTCTTGATTGGCAACTGAATGAACCACGGTGTGCTCCTGATGTTGATTGCGTGCGCCGCGCGTCAGCTGCTAGCGGATGGCCTCAGGTGCTTCGCGATGATCGCTCGTCGACGGGCGTCCTCGCTGGCGTACTTTGGCTTCTCGGCTGGTGTGGCTGGCTGCTTCGCCGGCGGGGTGGCTGGTGCCACGCTCGCGCTCGCGTTCGTGATGGATCGGACCCCGTGACTACGGTCCGCGCCCGTCGAGGGGCTAGCCTTCGCGATCGTCTGCTGTGAGGTCGGCGCTGCGGCGCTGGGACGTGCCTTGCCGAACTTGTCGGCGAGGACTTGGTAGCGGGTTTCGAGCTTCGCCGCAGCCGCGGCGATCAGCTTGTCGTTGGGGGTGTTCGCGTCGAGCTCCCCGGCGTTGATAGCGCGGCCGATCTCGGCGAAAATGAGGCTCTCCGCGCTGGCGCCGTCGATGTCGGCGGCGACTGCGGATAGCAACGGGAATGCGTCTGCGGGCGCCTTGCCCTCGGCGTCCTTGGTGGCGAGGTGTTCGGCGATGAACCTGGTCGCCTGCTCGGCTTCGCTGTTGTCCGGAGCCGGGGCCGGCTTGGCGCGCGCGGCATCCTCGGCAGCTTCGCGCTTCTGACGTTCCAGCGCGTGTCGGATGCGTACCGCCTCGCGATTGGTCTTGGCGACCTCGCTGGCGGGGACGCCGAGCTCAAGCTCGGTCAGGTCCTGGTAAAGACCGGTCATCTCCTTGGTGACCTCGGCCGAATTGGGATCGTCGACGCCGATCGCGGTGGCGATGAATCGGCGCAACGCGATGTTCGGCTTGTCGAGGTACAGCGTCTCCGCTTCGGTGAGCGCCTTCTCGCGCGCGCTTTGCTCGCGCTTGGCCGGCGCCTTCTCGAAGGCCTCGACCTTGGCGAGCAGTTCGCGGTTCTTGGCGAGCAATCGATCGTTGACGGCGCGATGCTCGGCGACGGGATCGGGCTTGGCTTCCTCAGCGGCCTTCGCTGGTTCCGCGGCTGGTGTTTCTCCCTCGACGGGATCGTCGCCTTCGATCGGATCGTCATCGCTCTCCGTGTCGCTGACCTCGTCGAGCTTCGCCAGCAGCGCCTGAGTCGACGGCTTTGCAGCGCGGGCCGCCGGAGAGAACGAAACGTTCTCGACGTAGCTGGCGCGCGGCACCGCTGCAGCGGACTCGCCTGGAGAACTGGACGGCAGAGACGGGGAGACGGTTTCGGAGATTTCGGCCATGGGTCACATCACCATTGGAGAAGCTTGTGCGCCGATGCTCATCGGCTGGGGAACGGGGCCGGATGGCATCAGCGGGACGCCTCCTTGCATCGGGAGCTCGGCAGGCGCCATCGGCATCCCATCGGGGCCGACAGGGCCAGGAGGCATGGCAGCAGGCGCAGCGGATGCGGCGCCCTGCTGCTTTGTCGCGATGATGTCCGCGAGGAGATCCATGTACTGACGATAGCGGTCGAGGATCTCCTCGGGCGCCTTGTCGGTGATCATGCAGTGGTAGTAGGCGTTCGTGATCTTCAGTTCGAGATCCGGATCGTCGTACGGCTCCGGCACCGGGATAGGCGCCTCTTCGTCGGCGAGAACGTCCATCTTCATCATCGCGCAGTTGAAGTCCGCGAGGAGAATCTTGTTCGCTTGCACAAGGTCGGGCTCGTCGAACAACGTCGCCGCGATCCACTGGGGATAGACGCCAGCCTTCAGTAGCTGCTCGATGATCGAGAGCTTGCCAGCCTTGGTGTCCGGGATGAAGTTGGTCGCCTCGATCTTGAGACGAAACGACTCCTCCGCCATGTCGACCTTGTCGAAGTCCAGACGCTGGATGGAGTCGCGGCCCTTCCATGAGACGGAAACGAAGCTGCGTTTCTTTCCCTTGTTCTCGGCGCGTCGACGAGCCACGCGCTTCGCCGCGTCCAGGTAGCGCTGTGCGCCGTCGAGGCGGTAGCGCGCGTAGTTGGACTGCGGAAGGCGAAAGCGGTCGCTGTCGATGTCGTACTGCGTGTCCAGCGCAATGCCCGATGCGCCGGCACCGAGCGCGCTCTTGCTCGTGGCGCTCGCCTGCGAGACGCCGCTGAGATCGTACATCTGCTGGATGAACATGTTCAGCGCGCTCATCTGCGCCGCGTTGTAGGGAGTCGCTGCCGTCCACTGAGGGGGCGTCGAACCCTTGTACTTCAGCATGAACGGCGCCGATCCGTTGAGCATCTCGGGCGCGATCGCGTTGCTTTCGTGCACGAGATAGTGGCCGCGTCCAGTCGCCTGCAGGTTGAGTTGGATGTCGCGCACGATGCGGTTCACGCAGTGCTGCAGATCCACAAGGTTGTCGACGAACCCGATTCCGTAGAGGCCCTGTCGAGGCTTGAACATCCGGAACATCGCCCACGGGAACCGAGGTTCCTCCCATTCCTCGCTGACGAGGGTTGCGCCCTCGATGCAGAGAGCTCGACGGCCGTCCTCGGACTCGCGCAGCGACGGGAGGCGGATGCCCTCCCACGTGTCCACGTAGTCGTCGAGGTCGCCGATGAACGAGCTATCCACGTCCTTGTCGTCTTCACGACGGACGGACGCCGGAGCTCGCATGATGGCGTCGCAGCTGTCCGGAAACAGCTCGCATAGGTAGTCGCGGGCGACGCGCTTGATGATGATCGCCTGGCGCGGATTGGCGTACTTGCACTCGCGCCGGTCGAATAGCACATCGTTGACGAGCAGGCGCTCGGCGTACACCGAATCGTCGTTGTCGTCGATGCGCGTGAATCCGTGACCGAGGATCGCTCCGTCTTGCAGCGCGTCCCT